TAAATGACCCACATTCAATGGTTTATTATTCAAATACAGTAAATCTATCTCAACCTTCAACAGCATTAAAGGTTATTGTGAGTGCATATAGACATGCATCATCTGATTTTAGGGTTCTGTATAGTCTTATTAGACCAGATTCCAGTGAAATTGAATCCTCATTTGAATTATTCCCAGGATATGATAATTTAACCCTAGACAATAATCAGGATGGATATTATGATGTTGTTGATGCGTCTAAAAATAGTGGACTCCCAGATGTATATGTTCCACCAAGTTTAAATAATCAATTCTTAGATTATGAATTTAGTGTGAATAATCTTGGATATTTTACTGGGTATACAATTAAAATTGTTGCATCTGGTACAAATCAGGCATATACACCAAGATTTAAAGACCTTCGTTCTATTGCTTTGGCGTAATGATTCCAGTAAAAGGGCATCCAAACTTATATCGAGATGAAAATAGTGGTGCTATAATTAGTTGTGACAGCACTTCATATAATCAGTATGTAAGTGCTAAAAAATTACATGAGACGCAGCAGTATGAAATTAGTCAATTAAAAAATGATATCGAAGAGTTAAAATTATTATTAAAGGAGTTTATTAATGGAACCAAATAGTATTAAATTAAATAACATGAATAAGCAGTTTGAGTATGAAAAACAATCAAGAGAAATTGATAATTTATCACATGATGATGCAAAATTATTTGCTAAACTTTATTTAAAGTTATATCTAAAACAACAGGAAACATTGAGTAGTATTTCTTCAATCTAACATAAATAAAAAGTAGAGAAGAGGGTTAAATGGCAGCAGTATATGTTAATAATTTAGTTGTAAATGCTGGTTCCGATTTTTCTGAAACTTTTGATTTAGAAAATTCCAACAACTCAGAATTTAATTTGACTGGGTATACTGCTTCAGCACAAATGCGTAAATATGCAGGAAGTCCAACTGCTATTAATTTTACCGTATTAATAAATAATCCACCAACTTTAGGTAAAATAACTATTTCATTGACCTCAAATCAAACTGTGAATTTAAAACCTGGACGTTATGTATATGATGTTGTTATTGATTATCAAGGTGTTAAAACTAGAGTAATTGAAGGTATGGTCATCGTTCGAGAGGGGGTAACCAGAAATGTCTAATATTAAAGTTAGAGTTGGACAACAAAATGCAATTAGAGTAACATCTAGTATATCGGGTGGAACTGCATTTGCGGATAATTCCACAAATTCAACAAATGTAATTGGTGGAATTGCTTCAGTTGCACAGTTAAGTGTTTCTGGAGTTTCAACTTTTAGTGGAATTAGTACATTTAAAAATGATGTTTACATTGATTCAAATCTAACTTTAAATACATTTACTGCAAATTCCGGTAATATAACTGGAATACTTACTGTTGGACAATCTTTATATTATTCCCCAGGACAACCTTATGGTATTGCATATTTTGATTCGAATGATAGACTCACTTCAACTGGTTCTACAAGTGCCTCTATTAGTCAATCAAATTATGTTCTAACTACGAATAATTCAGGTGTTCCATCTTGGACGGACACCATCGATGGAGGAGAGTATTAATGGCAAAACCATCCAGTAGACAAGAACTCATAGATTATTGTCTAAGAAAACTAGGAGCACCTGTTTTAGAAATTAACCTCGCAGACGAACAAATAGATGATGCAGTAGATGATGCTCTTCAATATTTTTATGAAAGACATTATGATGGCGTCGAAAGAATGTACCTCAAGTACAAAATTACACAAGAAGATGTAGATAGAGGTAGAGCAAAGGGTACCAGTGGGGTAGGAATTGTAACCACCACTGGAACATCAAATATTTCAGGTATAGGGTCTACATCATTCAATTTCTATGAAACATCAAATTTTATTCAAGTTCCAGATTCGGTCATAGGTATCGAAAAAGTATTCAAATTTGATACTAGTTCCATCTCTGCTGGAATGTGGAGTATTAAATATCAGTTATTCCTAAACGACCTTTATTATTTTAATTCAGTTGAACTGTTGCAATACGCAATGGTTAAAACTTATCTTGAAGATATTGATTTCTTATTATCAACAGATAAGCAAGTTAGATTCAATAAGCGTCAAAACAGACTTTATCTCGATATTGACTGGGGATCAAAGGCAAAAGATACATTTTTAGTTTTAGATTGTTATAGAATTTTAGACCCCAATGATTTTACAAAAGTATATAATGATAGTTTTCTTAAAAAATATTTGACGGCTTTATTGAAAAAGCAATGGGGGCAAAATCTATTCTCTAAATTTAAAGGTGTGAAATTACCAGGAGGCATTGAGTTAAATGGTAGGGAGCTTTATGATGATGCAGTTAGAGAAATTGAAGAAATTCAACAAAGAATGTCTATGGATTACGAGCTACCTCCATACGATTTTATTGGATAATCATGACACTCAATCCGTTTTTTCTACATGGCTCTCAAGGCGAGCAAAGGCTTCTCCAAGAATTGATTAATGAACAACTGAGAATGTATGGTATAGAAGTCATATATATTCCCAGAAAATTTGTTCGCAAAGAAACAATATTAAAGGAAATATCATCATCTAAATTCGATGATAATTATGCTATTGAAGCATATATTAATAATTATGATGGTTACACTGGTCAAGGCGATATACTATCTAAATTTGGAGTCAGTTTAAGAGACGAATTAAGTTTAACTATTTCTAGGGAACGATTTGAAGATTTTATAGTTCCGTTTTTAAATATAAATGACCCTGAAATTGAACTTGCAACCAGACCACGCGAAGGTGATTTAGTATATTTCCCATTAGGTCAAAGACTTTTTGAAGTTAAATTTGTAGAACATGAGTCACCCTTTTATCAATTGGGTAAATTGTATACATATGAACTTAAATGTGAATTATTTGAATATGAAGATGAAGTTCTCGATACTACAATTGAAGAAATTGATACTCAAATTCAAGATGAGGGTTATATTACAACATTACAGCTTATTGGTTCTGGTACTACTGCAACTGCAACTGCAACAATAGGCTCAGGGTATATTAAAAAAATATATTTAAATAATGATGGATATGGATATACAAGTACACCAGTAGTGTCAATATCCACTGCTCCAACTGGAGGAACTAATGCTTCTGCCGTTGCTATTACGAGTAGCATAAATGGAAAAAAATACATACAAGATATACTCATTATAAATTCAGGTATTGGATATACAGTTGAGCCAAAAATTAGTATTATTGGTGGAGGTGGAGTTGGTGCATCTGCTACATGTTCGATTGAACAAACTTATAATGGTATAATTAAATTTGATATTTCAAACTATGGTCAAGGGTATACATCACCACCTCTCATCACTATATCTGGAAATGTTGGTATGGGTGAAACTGCGGTTGGAATTTCATCTACCATATTAAATAATCAAATGACATCCATTTTGATAAAAAATTCTGGAGTTGGGTATACTCAAGCTCCAATTGTTTCGATTTCACCCCCATCAATAATATCTGGAACTGGAAATTATAAATTTAATGAAATTATCATTGGTTCAACATCTGGAATTAAAGCTAGAGTTAAAGATTGGGATAAAGATACTATGACTCTTAAAGTATCATATGTTGACGATGCATCATCTGGGGGGTTCTATCCTGGGGAAATCATTGTCGGCTCAGCATCATCTGCAATATATTCAGTCAAAGAATATCAATCTTTTGATAACATAGATAAATATTCTCAAAATAAACAAATAGAAGAAGAGGCAGATTTAATTATAGATTTCACCGAGTCAAATCCTTTTGGTAATTACTAATGTTAGGTCAATACTATTATCACAAAATTATTAGAAAAATAATCATTGCCTTTGGAACTTTATTTAATGAAATCTATATTAAACATATGGATGAAGAGAATCAAAGTATTAGTGATATGAAAGTTCCATTGGCATATGGTCCAATTCAAAAGTTTTTATCTAGACTTGAGCAGCAATCTGAATTAAACAAACCAATTCAAATTACACTCCCAAGAATGTCATTTGAAATGAACAGTATTACATATGATTCATCAAGAAAAACTTCAGTTACTCAAACGTTTAAAGCACTCGATGGTGAAAATATAAAAAAAGTTTTTCTTCCAGTTCCCTATAATATAGGATTTGAATTAAATATAATAACAAAATTAAATGACGACGCACTACAAATTATAGAGCAAATATTACCATTTTTTCAACCATCTTTTAATATAACAATAAATTTAATAGATTCCA